ATGAACCTAAAAGACAGAAAACTTCAAGAAGCAAAAACAAAATTAACAGCATTAGAAGAAAAACTAAAATTCTTGGAATTCTCCAATTTACAGGATAAAGAAGAAAAAATAATAGACTGTAAACATGCAATAGAAAAACAAAAACGTATAATACGAAATGTCGAAAGTTATTATTAAAAGATACAGTGTCATATTTTATGGCATTGTTTTTTTATTTTTAATAAAAAATTTCCGAAAAATAAAAAAAGACTGATCATTTACGACCAGACTTGAACGTTATACATTTATATGTATATTCCTGCCTATAAATCTTCCTTACTAAATTCAATTATTACTTTGTCGTTTTCATCAACAATTGCAAGCCTATTCCCCGTCATTTCAGCCAGCTCAATTAAATCCTTTGCCGTATATGAGCCTCTTTTCATTTTGTTACTTAGACTACTCTTGCTCATTGACATATGATTAGCGTAATCGGTTTGATTGAATCCAAACAATGCCAATAAAGATATTATTTTTTTATTCATTACATATCACCTCATTAGTATTTTATCACATGAATATAGTTCATTCAATAGTGAAAATAATTCATATAAAAATGTATTTAAACATTGACAAAGTTCACGTTTTAGTGTATTATATAAGTGTAGAAAGGAGATAGGATATGAAGAAACAAAAAAAGAGTTCCAAACCAATCGTCAAACAAGTCTTGGAACTCCTCAAGTTAATACTAGAGATAATAACTCTAATATTAGCAATCATAAAGAGTTTGGGGAAATGACTTCCCCTCTCTCTTAAAGATTATATCATATCTTTCTCACAAACGAAAGGAGCGATAATCATGAAACACTATGAAAAGATTAAAATGATACTTAACATTATAGTTATAGTATTGTTAGTAATTTTATTAATGACTTGGCTTTAATATCGCTATATAATAAGAAAAATGGAGGAAATTAAAATGGATGCAAGTTTAAATGGCTTTCCTTTCCCATTAGCCTTGCTAGACAAAGAGCACAAAAGAGTTATCTCCTCACCAGAGCCTTGTGCTCTTTTATTTAATAATTCATTATACTTGCATATTTTGTATAAAACAGTAAAATGAATGGCGTACAGATAATATTTTTGTACAATAGAATATTGTTCCTTTCCCATTAACAATATTCATAGTTATACTAAGAGTACAAGTTCACCTCTCCCGTTTTTGGGCTTGTACTCTTTTTGTATAAAGTTTATTGAAAATAATAATAAATTATTATATACTTTTAATAAGCATAGTACCCATCCCAAAATTATGCTAAAAAAGCCTAGATCAATTAGATCTAGGCTTGAATTTTATATATTTATTGTTTACGTGTATATCGCGATACCCATTATTAATAATACTATGAGATAGACCCTTATATATAAGGGTGTATTCTATACGGGAAAACCATTTTAATGTTTTATTTATCATAAATACTTTATTTTACTTAGTCTAATTTTCATTTATTTTTCCCTATCTATTAAAATAATTATCTTTTTATTCCAAAATCGTTCCACAATTTTTTTATTTGTAATCAAAAACACTTTACATACGTATATACGTATGTTATAATAATATTGTGAAGAAAGGAGGTAATTAAGTTGTGGATAAGAACAATTTAAAAGACTTACTCGATATTGTATATAAGCTAATTCAACTTGCAATCGCTTTAGCAACATATAATATCTACCGTAAGTCTCACAAGGGGAAGTAATTCCCCTTACCTATAATATATTATACCATAACTTAAAACAATATCTATGAAAAGTGAAAAAATTTTAAATCTCTTGATCGGTCTTATTCTAATAGATTCTATACCTGATTTGCTTGAATTCAACAACTCACTTTTAGGAATCGTAAAATTAATCATTAATATATTGACAGTTTTAATTTGTCTTTATATTTTAAAAGAGGTAAACAAGAATGAATGAACGGCCACAGGAAAAATACGACAAAAAAAATATGGCTTTTGTAAATGCCAAATACAAAAAAGAATTTGTACAGGAATTCAAGTCGGCTTGTAAATCTCTAGGAATCTCGCAAAGTGAAGTATTTCGCGAAGCAATGATCGAAACAATTGAAAAAGCAAAAAAACCTAACTCAAAAAAATGAGTTAGGTTTGATTTTTAAATATTTATTATTGATATATATTTTTTTACCATATCCAGAAGTGATTATACTATGAGATAGCCCCTTATGTATAAGGGTGTATTCTATTCGGGTATTTAATTTGCTACCATGAACATCTTCAGCACCGTGTTTTAGATAAACTTTATTAATAAGCATAAACACCCATCTGATTTTGAAGTTCTTCGGACAATTCGTAATATTTTTTATACTGTCCTTGATAATAATCTCTATCACCTCTAGCATCATAAAGTTCCTGCTTTGTTAATTCCAGCTTAATTTTTAAATTACTGGATACTTGTTTTTCTTGTACCAGAGCAATTCCTAATAGTAATGATAACAGCACTAGAATAGCTAAAATTGATGATTCTAAGCGTTTCATAGCTTTACACCTTTTTTAGATAATCACCACTAACCCAGCCGCTTGGAATTCTAGCCCATCCATTAGACCATTCTTTTACGGTAACACGAGTACCCTTGTTTAGACATCCGTCTTTATCATAATCATGTTTTTTTGCATCAACTGTTAATTCATTATATGTTTTTCTTCTATAATTTTCTCCAGGACCAGTACGAACACTTAAATCACTAGCAATTACTTCATATGTTCCTAGTGATTTTGATGCATTAGAGGGCTTAGTTTGGCTTGTAGAAGAACCATTAGAAACAGCTTCACCAGAGATATATCTATTTCCGTTGTAATAAGCTGCTAACCATCCTGATGGTGTTCTGATCCAAATATCATCACCATTTTTTGCAACTTCTAAGCATGAAACTCTAGTACCTTTATCTAAAGCCCCATCTCCATCAGCATCATGTTTTCTACCGTCTACAGTTAATTCACTATGAGATTTAGCTCTATAGTTTGTACCAGCTCCTGTTCTAACTTTCAATTCAGTTTGTAATGTATATGTCTTACCAGTTGTATATCCTTCACTGGTTTGTGGTTGAGTAGGTTTTACAGTGTTGCCATAACTAACATTTACATTACCATTTGCAATACAGTCAGCAACATCAGCTCTAAAATCATTCATTGTATATCCTACGAACTTCCACCAATGATCAGGATCACCATGATTAGAAGCAACACCCTGTGAATGACCTTCTTTATGTGAAATAATGTCATTAGCAGTTAATCCATACTCTTTACATAAATGAGCATATAACTCAATCATATTTTTAATAGCAGCATCAAAATACGCTTTATCTGAATAATCAGCAGGTTCACACATTTCAACACCAATCATATTATCATTACCTGAACCACCGCAGTGCCAGCCTCTATAATTCCATGGCAAAGTTTGAATAATCTCTTTGTCATCTACAAAAGCATGAACACATACCTGTCTATCAGCAGGTCTTGGAGTATTCCATGCTTTTGCAAAACCAGCAGCAGACACATTAGGACACGCAGTAGAGTGAACCATTAACTTGGTAACTTTAATAATTCTGCCTACTTTATAACATTCATTGTTTACTAAAAAGTTTTGTTTGATTTCCATTTTGTTTTTCCTCCTGAATTTAATTTAAAAGAGCAGAATCACTCCGCTCCGTTTTCTACTCTCAATGGAAGCTGCTGCACTTTATTATATAATCTTTCTGCTGTTCCATTACCTCCTAAAGCCCTGTAGGGGTTATAAAGGTAATCCAGTTCCTTTAGATCATCAGCAGTAACATAACCGATTATCAGCAAACGCTCACAAAACCTCACGATACGTTCATGTAACATTGCACATAGCGCCTCTTCCATAACAATTTGTCTTTTAGTCTGGTCTAATTTCTCCTGCTCTCTTTTTTCTTCGAGTTTTTTTCGACTTTTCTTGCTGTCTCTGGAATTAGTTACAAGATACCCAACCGCAGCAGTTAAAACAATAGACCATGTACTCATTAAAAATTCTTGCATCAGGATCTGTTACTCCTCTTTTTTATTTTCGATAATTCGAGTAAAAGCCTGATGCAATCCAGTACTAGCTAAACCGCATACTGCACCGGCTACAACTGTTTCTACTGTTACATTTCCGGATACGATGCAGTTTAATGCAGCACCCTCGAAAAACACAACTGTAGGAATCCATTTATTATCAACATCTTTTATCCATTTTTTAACAACATATCCAGTTGCTAGACATCCGGCCATTACGACCGGAACAAAATAATTCGAAATAAAACCTAAATCCATATTTTACCTTCTTTCCAGACGATTTTTATGCCATCCTGAGGCAATATAAAAAGACACATACTTCAGTGTCCTAATAACCAATTACTCTTAAAATATGTTCTTCCACAGCATCAACCGATGCTCCGTTAATAACCTGTGTACGACCTGTAAGAGTCACGTTTCTGCCACTAAAAGTCATTTGGCAGCGATAGACAGTAGTAACTCCGTTTATGGATTGTGTGCGTTCTAAATGCAGCTTACTGTCTTTAGATGGAATCATTGTATCCGAACACTGCCCCAAAGTAGGATGCGGACGCCACACAACTTCTATATAATCATAATTGATGTAATCATCATTTAAAGTAAAATTGCTTGTTGTATCACCGTTATATAAAACAGTTCCCAACAAAATTTTTTTACCAGTTGAATCTATAAGTTTACCCATATTCCCTCCTGTTTTTTAAATCATCCAACACTCTCGTCATAATATACCGCTTTATTCAGCTTTTCATTGTGATCATTGAGCACATCGATAACATTGTTAAACTGTGTTATAATCGTTTGAATTTCACTCCATACTTTTGCGATATCGCCTGGGTCACTCATATTCAGGTCAGGCGGAACTGTAATCTTTGTAGGGATGCTAACTGCCAATCAGATCACCCCATTTGAAACGTTCCTTAAGACTTCCCCAGGTTAAATTTTTCTTAATCCAGTCCCATGTGATTATATCAACCTGAACAACTAATCTTTCGCCAGGACCGACAGTTTTTTTAGAAAGTGTTACATCATATATACGGTACTTTGCCATTTACCTCACCTCAATTTTAAATTTATTTTTAATTATTTCATCAGCAATTTCATATACTGCTGACATGCTGTAGCTTCCTGCTTCATCAAGTGCAAGCATAAATGTAAGATCATGTTCATCAATCGTACATTCTATCGCCTTTATTAATTCACCATATTGCAATATCTCTACATATGCATTTCTTATTACAAAGACATCACCTTTTCTGCTGTGCACATACAGTCTTATTTTTCTTTTTTCGCCTTTCAGCATAGCTATTTCATCACACATGGAAGTACCTCCTTGACTATGCATATATAGTCACTTTCAAAACAGATTTCAGAGCGGTATTTGATGATTGAAAGATGAAAGCACAAATTTGATGTATCAACCGTAAACATCGCAGTTGCTAAAAATCCAAGATTTCCAGCTTCATCATATGCATACAGATCCATTACATATTCACCGATAATATTGGACGGCACATTGACCGTCCAGCTATTATCATTCAATCTGTCAAAAATCACTTCAAAACTGTCTGTTTTTCCAATTAATCTTTCTACAGCCATATTTAAGCATCTGTAACCGTTACAGTGATGGTAAATGTCTTACCGCCGTCAACAGGGTTAGGAGTAATTACTACATCAGTAATTACGGGTGCTTTGGTATCAAGGGTAACTGTTCTTGAAATGACTGTTTCTTTGCCGGCACTGTCGCGTGCGGTAATAACAATAGTGTTTGTACCTTCGGCCAATGTTAATTCCTTAGTAAAAGAACCATTGCTTTCTACAGTAACGTTTGCAGCGCTTCCAGAATTCAATTTGACCGTTACTGTTACCGGACTTGATGTAGCATCATTTGTAGTACCGCTTAATGTCACTTTAGGATTGTTTGTAATTAATCCCGCAGCAGGGCTTGCAATATTTAATGTAGGCGGTACTGTATCAACCTTGAACGATACAGATTTTTGAACTGCTGCATTGCCGTCGTTATCACTCGCATCAAATTTAATTGTATGACTTCCATCATTTAAGGCAGTTCCTGGAGTATAAGAACACTCATAGCCTCCGCTTACTTTATTTTTAGTTATTCCGGATGTAATCTTAGAACCGCTGTCAATAATAATACTAATAGAATCCGGATTAACCCCACTGTCTGCATCAGTAACTTTCCATGTTATCGTAGGCTTGTTGTTTATTAATGTAGCACTAGCACTAGGATAGGTTGGAGTAATTACAGGTGCAGTTCTTTCCTTAACCACCAGACGAAGTTTTGTTCCCAAAGTCGGATCATCAGCATCTACTGTAGTAATATTATTTGCATTATCAGTAGCTTTTACTGTTACATTGTAATACCCGTTTGGTTGATTAAAACTGGAAGTATTCGGCGCTATTACTGTCGCTTCATATTTACCAGTCTGGCTGTTTAAATTCAGTGTCGTTAAGACACCGTTAATAATTACCTGTACTGTTTTTAAACTCATTTAAATTTTCCTTTCTTTATTCTTCAAAAAACACTGCTTTATTAAGACCGTTCAATATATAAGGTCTTTTTGAATCAATGTTCATTGTCGTTTCCTCAATTGTCAATGTGTATAGCAATTCCTGAAGTGTAGTTGATGAATTAATAAGAGTTGGTACTGTTGGAGACGTCACAGAGTATTCTCCTGTAATAATTTTTATTCTTGCAATGTCATTACCTTCACCTGAACCATTTTTTATATATTCAGCTACTACAATATCTTTTCTTTTATACCCTAATGTGCCAGATGCAACTGTTAGATCTTCATACTCTTCAATACGTATTGGCACACCATTGGACATCATGTAAACGCCATCATATATGCGAATTTTATTATTGTTTACTTTTGAAATTTCTAATTTTTTTCCAACATTAAGAATACCACCCGCTCCAAAAATTGCTTTAAACAAAATTGCATGATCACTTGCGTCTACATGACCAGAATCAGAAGTGTTTATAATTATTCCTTTTTGTGACATTTAATCACCTACCTTGTATGTATATTTAGTTTCGCTGTTTGTAATAGTTAAAATCTTTTGCGTAATTTCTGTTTCTATATGCAGCCCCGTTATCTCGTCCGTTCCGCCTATGATATCACCTAAATTTAATTCAACTTTTGCATCTATGACATTCAAAGTAATTTCTTCTACTTTTACATGCTCTTTTTTAAACTCTTCAATAGCTTTATCCGCCAGATCTTCATCACTTTCACAATTTGGATAATCATATACATACATACTCGCATCCGCGCTACCCAAAGCACCATCATGAAGTGGAGTGCTCACGATATATCTATCCTCACTCTTTATGTAACTTATCAATAAAAGCTTCCGTTCATGTAAATCTCCTTTTCCCAATGCGAGAATAGTATCGACTGCTTTTGTTGAATCAATTTTTGAATTTATCTCAATATTAAAATCTGAATTATAAAGTTCATCATACTTATTCTTTTTTATTGCTTCCAGTTTTAATTGTACCGTATCTGTTTCATAGGAATGCGAAACTTTTAAACGCATACCTTTTTCATCCAACATAGAAACAGCTTTATCACAAAGATATTCATATCTGGCTTTCGCATTTACTTTAATTTCTGTATCTATGTCAGAAACTCTAAAAATGCCAGCAGTGCATTTAAAATACACATTATTAAACAGCTCGTCTAGTGCTTTGTTGGCTTCTATATTTTCAATTACTAAATAATCCTCTCTTGCATTCAATTCGTTGTTAAACCTAGGCCAGATAACAGACTTGTTAAGGAAATATCTAAAATTTGGTCCGGATACTTTTATAAGATCGTCATCACTGTGATCAATCTTTTCTATTCTTCCTCCGAATTCAGTTTCAGGAATATATATCCAGTCACTTTCTTTGATTGAATAGCCTATATAGTCTGATACCTTTAACTGTATTTCAAAATCATTTTTATCATAAGCAGTATCTTTAGCTATTTGAAATTCAGCCTTTTCAAACTTGGTAATAATATTGAGTTCTTTAAACCATGTTGTCCAGTTTTCTATCTTATGGTCACCATAATAATTTTCAATAAGTTCTGCATGAATTATTTCCACTCTGGTGTACCTCTTTCCATATATAACGTAACCCTACATGAAAATTTAGAATTTGCTTCATATAGACACAAACCTACAGGTATAGGAGTAAACACACTTGTTTTTTTGTACCGGTAATTCATGTAGTCAAGTTTGGTTCCGTCCTCAGTGTATTTAATAACTGTCTTTTCAAAAGGATCAATCTCAATACGCTCATTTTTAAGAAGTTCAGCTTCTACACGATATATCAATCCGGATATTTTAATTTCAGGATTAGTGCACGGCCCATAAAACACTATGCTTGCTCTGCATGGCGAAAAATGACTATTGTTAATATACCTGTCCCTCTTTACAGCTTTATAAGAAAAAGGATAGCTGAATGGATATTTAAAACCTGTTTTAGTTTCAAAATCATCATCAACAATAAAATCAAATTTTTCCTCTTTTATCCAGTTACTGCAAAATAAAATTTTATAACTTATTGACTCAAAAGTAAGAAACCTATCAAAATTTTCTGGTGAACTGCTTATAAAATAGCAGTAAGCATAATAATCATTTACATACAGTTTACCTGGTTTCAACAGGCTACAGTCGTAATTGAACACATGCTCAAGTTTATTTATAAGTCCAGCCTTATTTTTACCAATAATCTGTATATTTAAGTTGGTTTCAGTACCTTCAAAATAAAAATTATTTACATAGATTCTACTATCGAATATGAAATTGGTTGAATTATATTTTAGTTCATTTTCAAATAAAGTCTGAATATCTTTACAAAGGTAAGGTGACTTCATCAGGTTAACAGTTTCGTTGTTTCCAACATATTTGACTTCATACTTCACTTGATCAAGACACCTCCCTGATTACTTTAGCAAGCTCTCGCTTATCTACTTTTATTTTCAATTTAGTAAGCGCATATGAAAATACCTCGGCCATTCGTTTATAATCAATTAAATTAGCCTGATTAATTCCTCCAGATTCACTCAAAGGTGTTACACGTGTTTTATTACCCATCTGCTGCAGAATTTCGGGACCTGCCTCACCAACAATAGCAGTACCACTTAACAGATTTCCGCCTTTTGCAAGATAAGCAACTTTATCAATCGTTTTTAGATCAAGCCCGAAATGTGAGCCACCTATTCCGGGCACCCAGTCCGGAATATCAAACGAAATTTTATTCAATCCTTTTATCATACCGTTCACAGCACTAATAACACCATTTACCAAAGATATAACACCATTTATCGGAGCTTTTGCAATGCCTACGATTCCATCAAATATACCTTTGAAAATACTAACAATGCCGTTCCATGCCTGCTTCCAGTTCCCGGTAAAAACTCCTGTAATGAATTGAATTATTCCGCTGATTACTTGAATGATTCCACCAATAACCTGGCTGACATTGCTTAGCAGTGCTCCAAAAAATGAAATAGCTTCTGAAACAACTGCTCCTATTGTATTTGCTAAAAGCAAAAACGCGGGAATTAATAATGCAGAAAGCAGCTGAATAATGAAGTTGATAACGGGTGTAAGCACTTCAATTAGTCCTGAAAGTTTAGCTATTATGTCAGCAATGCAGTTTTTCACTGTTTCCCAAACAGGAAGTATCGCATTATTCCATATATCCAGTAACACATCTTTTACTGCTGTTAATATAGGATATAAAAAAGAATTCCACAAAGTCTGTAAAATCTCAATCAGGTTACTGATCATATCATTTACATTTTTCCTGAATTCCTCATTATTGTTATATAGGTCGATTAATGCAGCTGTCACAAGAGCAATTATACCAATAACCGCCAAGATAGGTCCTGTAAGCCCTGATACCAACGTTCCCATCATTCCCGCCTGTTCTGCTGTACCAAATAATGCTAATTTAAATTTTGCGAATAATCCAAGAGCCGTACTAATCGGTCCTGCCAAAGCACCAATTAAAACAAGAAGCGGTCCAACTGCAGCAATTATCCCACCGACAAAAACAATTGTCTGTCTTATTTCCGGATTTAGATTTTTAAACCATTCTGTAAAATCTTTTAAAATATCTGCTAAAGATTCAAACACCGGCCCAAGGGCACTTTGAATAACATCTCCCAGTGCCGCTCCGGCAAGAGTAAGGTTATTTAATGCAACTTTAGCTTTATCTGCTGGATCCATAGTTGCTTCAAAACTTGCATCAAGCTGCCCACTAGAACTTTCAACAAGTTTAAGCATTTCTTCAAACTCAAATCGGCCGCCTTTTATAGCATCAGCTAAATCTGGACCGGCCTTAGTTCCGAAAACTTCTATTGCTTTTGTCGTTGCACTTGCTATATCCGGACATTTTGCTATTTCTTCTAATGTTTTCTTAAACTCAACTTTCGCATCTTTCCCTTCAGCACTGAAATTAGATATGGCCTTTTTCATACCGCTGAATGCTATTTCGGTATTTACTCCGGCTTTTTCCCAGCTTGCAAAAATTGCAATGCTTTCCTCCGTGGTATAGCCAAGTGCTCTCATTGGGGCTCCATATTTTGTAATATTCCCAGTTAAAGCATCAATTGAAATACCACTTGCCTGAGAAGCGGTTGTCAAAGCATCAAGAACTGATGTATATTCTTCAGCGGGTATACCAGCATCACCCATTGCCCTGCTTACAAGCGCTACAGCGTTCGATACGTCTGTTTTGTTTACAGATGCAAATCTTAAAAACTTTTCACTTGCATCCTCTAATACTTTGCCAGTGAATCCAAAACGTGTATTAAGATCAGCCAGTGAGTTTGAAATATCCATTGCATCGAATGGAGCTTTAGCAAAAACATTATCAAAACTTTCTTGTAGTTTAGATAACGCATCACCTGTTGCGCCAGTTCCTACAGCAATGTTATCGTATGCTTCATCCACTGACATCCATGCTGCATATGCAGCAGTTCCTGCAGCAGCTATTGGGGCAGTAATGTTCTTACTGAGAGAACCGCCTACTTCCTTTGTTTTGCTGCCGAAGTTTTCTATTTTCTTTGCATATTCTTCAATCTGTGCTGAACCGCTTTTTAATTTTCCGTTTACTTCATCAAGCCCTTTTTTATAGTTATTTAAAGTGGCCTGTGCATTATTTAAAGCATTTTTCTTATCAGAAATTGCTTTTTCGTTACGGTTTTCAGCGTTTTCAAGATTTTTTAGTTCTTCTTTCAAGGTATCAACTTTTGCTGTATAAGCATCGGTTTGACTTGACAGATATCTTTGAGTATCTCTCAGCTTGTCCATTGACTTAGTAGAACTGTCCCACTGACTTTTTGCCAGTTTAAAAGAAGAGTAATTTTCCTGAGTTAAGGAGTTAATAGTTTTTAATGATTTTGCAAAGTCTGCTGTTCCATCAGCCTTGAATACTAGACCTACTTTTTTTAAATCATCTGCCATTTTTAACTTTACTCCTTTCTATACGAAGATGTATGCTCAATAATTCATCAAACAAAAAAGGAGACATATTCCAGAACTCCTCTTCAGTCATATTTAGAATTTTTAATGCAAAGTAAAGATTTTCTTCAAAATTCATTTCTCCTATATCTTCATCCTCTACATCTTCATATCCTCTTTTTTTTTCAGCTTTTCCATCTTATTTTTGAATTCAATAAATAATTTTTCTATTTCACCAGCATCAATGGGAACGAGCATCATTGCTTCCTCCTCATCAACTTTTTTACCATTTGAACGCAAAATGACATAAATCATTTTTGCTGCGATTTCAATATTTAAATCTTCTATTGCTTCTTTTTTTGCTGTTTTTAATTTTTTTTGTAATTTATCAATCCCTGTTTTCTTGATTAAATATAGAGTTAAAAAATTAACTTTAACACTCAAAAGTTCACCATTTTCCAAGCGAATATCTTGTTCATCCATATACTATACCTGCTCTTTGCTCACAACACTTTGAAGATCTTTATCATTTAATATTGGTTTACTAAAGAATAAATCTTCTGTTAATCCCTCTATTGCTTTTACCGTAGTATTTACCTCATTTACAATATTTCCATCTTCATCAAAGGGATATGCTTTAATTGTTAAGGTATCGTTCTGCTCAGAAAAAGAATCCTCTTTAGTTGCAATATCATCAGTATTACTTGTTAATTTACATTTTGGATACCATTGAAATCTTTTTTCTCCACTACGTAATTTTACCGTTTTCCCAAATGCAAAAAATGGTCTGTCATTTGGTGCACCACTTGAAATAAGTCCATTAGAGCTTATTTTATCACCGCGCATCTTTGCAATATCTTCTGCTGGAAAAGCAACAACTTCAACCGCTATTTCGATTGATGTGACATCGGTCACAGAATCATAAACAGCTCCCGATGCTTTAACTTCGACCGTATCGCCATTTTCTGTGACTGAAACATTTTTTACCACATTAGAAGTTATAACTTCTGCATCATAATTTGGTGTGAAATCAGCACTTTCTTCATCTGGTATATTAAAACAGTATCTTAATCCACCGACTGTTTCCTTAACAGGTGGTTTCTTTACTTTGTTTGTCATTCTTATTCTTCCTCCTTATCTAAATCAAATTGTTTCTCTTTTTAAAATCACTGATATATTTATCTGAATTTCTATTCCATGTCGGTACTAGATGTGGTGTTCCACCTTTTTTCATCTGAACAGAACCATCCTCGACCATTCTTCCATAATATTTTCCCCATCCCACTGCAATATCATCTTTCGTCCGTCTATACGTAAATGTATCAATAAGGTGAGTATATCCTGCTTTTGATATTTTCGATCTGGGCCTTGGCAGTTTTTTTAGGTCATTGACAAAATTCTGTGCAATTTTTTCCTCTTCATCAAGCATACTTTGCGGATCTGAAAGCTTTATATAATCTTCTAGACACTTGTTCAAATCCAAGAAACCATCAAATTCATCATTCATTTTCAACTGTAACTTCCAGATTAAAAAAGGAATGATAATATTTTTTATCTTTCCCTGTATCTGCAATATATTCATGCTGTATAATCGGATGAATTCCATATTCTCTCAATCTGTCTCTTAATTTTAATAACGCCGGATTTCTTGGCTCCCGAGCAAAAAAAGATATCTGATACGTTTCTACTGTGGAATATGTTTCGTCACTTGCTACTTTATCTTCCCAGATATAGTCCCAAAAAACTATCCTTGGATACACTTTAGAGTTGGCAATAGACGACTCACCTTCATTAACAGCAATCCCAAGAGATTTAAGAAGTTCTATTAATTCATCTTTCTTCATAATGATCCTCCCAGTTTGTCAAAGTAATATCACTATGTTTAAAACCATTGCTATCTTTATAATGAAATACATTGTATACTTTCTGATATCCACCATCAATCTTAAGTACGCAGTTTGAATCAATTAATTTCTTCATATACGGAAGTCTTATTTTTGAAGTAATATCTATTCCATTAGCTTCTATACTGCTTCTCAGTTTATCGCTGATACTCAATTCACAATAACATACACACATTCCAGTATATTTTAGATATTTAGTCGCCTGAATATCATCATCTTCACAAATACGATATATTTTGGCTACTCCATCATTGTAAACCGGCAGTTGAATCCTGCTCTTCATCTTCAACAACTCCTTTAAATTTTGAAAACTGCCATTCTAAAATGCTTGATGCATAGTTTATTTTAAATTCATCAATACGCTTATAATACGCGTACAGCACATAATTCTTCAACAGTCCTCTGGCTATTAGATCAGTATCGTAATCAACATCAGGGCAAAGCGAATAAAAATATCCGTCAGCTTCATTAAAATCCATCTTCAATGATGAATCTTTATAAAAATGAGGGATTTGAAACCCATCCCTCATTTCATCTATAAGCTGCTCTAAAGTTTTGTCATCTAAACGAAATTTCATTTTTACTCACTAGCTGCAGCAGGGTTATTCACTTGAAAAAATTTTGGAACAAATTCTTCAAGTTTAGTAGGGTCAAAATAATAGCATACATCATCATCTACTGCTCTACCGTTGCCGTAGCATTTTCCAATTACAACATCTGCATCATCAAGAGCTTTTGTCTGATCGTATTCTTTAATGCTGACGCCTGAAATTCCCATAGTATAGTAGTCTGGGCTGTCAATTAAAAAACCAGCAGCCCCTTGAGGACAGTTTGCTGTAGGAATCTTTCTGATTTTATCAATTGAACACATCACATAATTACCAGCATATGTCTGTGCATACAGCGCTGGATCGATATAACCAAATTCATCCATTGGGTTACAGACTAATGCAAGTCCTGGAATTGTTCTTAAGCCTTTATGACATAACTGCTGTTTAACCGGGGCCATTTGTTTAGGTGAAAAACCGGTTAATGTCGCATGTTTTGTTTTATCCTTACGTGTACCATCTTCATTTGATTTTTCAATATGTTTGAATACACCGATTGGTGAAGTTTTACCGTCACCTTGCAAAAAAGCATACTCTAAACCGTCATGCATGACATCTCCTAAAATAGCATTAAAATATTTATCGACAAAAGGATTTGCTAAATCACGAATTGCTTTAGGAATAACTAAATATGCAGTTAATTTTCCTAATTCGATATTTAATGATGTAAATGTTGCTCCTAACTCACCTACAACCGCACCGGTCAATTCACCCCATGCAAATGTACCTGATTTTGAGGCTACTAACCATTTTTTCACATCGGCAGGTGCAAATGTGCATAATGATAACAAGTCAGATTGTTTTTTAATATCTGCCAATGTGTTATCAACAATCGTATTAGGAATCAAATCAATTTGGCTCCCTGTGATTGCCTGCTTAACATCATTCTTTAGCAGATCGTAAAACTTATTTTCTTCGTTTGATAGTGTTCTTAAACCTAATTTAGCATTTGCAGCATTGTTTGCGTTAGCATTATTTGCTTCAGCAACAACTTCTTTAATCAGTTCCTCATACCGGTCACCTATCAACATTTCCGCAACCTCTACAATAGCACTGGATTTATCTTCTGCTTTTTCTAAAATTTCTTTTGCTTTATTAATTGTTGCACTATTGATTTTATTAAATTTCATAATATACCTCTTTTCTTTTTAGTTTTTTGTATCAAAAAAAGCATCCCAACCATTTGACTTTTTATCCTCAAACTTTGATAATGCCTCTTTTAATTTTCTATTTTCTCTTGCAAGCTCTTTATTGCGCATAATTTCATGTCCTAAATGATATTGAGCATTGATACTTTGGTTTACAGCATTTTTTTGAATATCAGTTGCAAACCCCCACTCAAGTGCTTCATCCTGAGTAATCCAGGTTTCCTCATCCATCATTTTTTGAATCGTATCTTCATCCAGATTTGAAACTTCTTTATAAATTTCAATCGATGGTCGAGTAATTTTTTCTAAATCATCTGCCTGTTTTCTTAACGCATTAGCATCACCGCTGGCATAACTCCATGCATTATGAATCAACAGCAGTGAAGCATTGGTCATAATTCTTGTTTCACCTGCCATAAAAATAACTGATGCCGCTGAACATGCAAAACCATCACAAACAGTTGTGACTTTATGCTTAAAAGTCTTTAAAAGTGAATATATTGCTAACCCTTCAGCTACCTCCCCACCATAAGAATTGATCCGGACTCTTAAATTAGTATCAATTTCTGACAGTTCTTTTGCAAAGTTAAACGCTCCTACATCACTATCTTTCCATTTCCATGATGTTATATCACCAAATATATATAGCTCAGTTTCCTCTTCATTAATCCTGCTGAATTCATAAAATTTTTTGCATTCATTATTTCTCATCGTCATTTTTCACCCCCTTTCAAATCAGTACTATAGTTTTTAGTAAATCTTCTTTCCCATGCCCATGGTTCATCAATGATCGGCTGATTCAATAATTTCAAGATATCATTGTGGCACCAGCCGTTCGAATACAGCTTATCTAAGTTTCCAGCATTCTCGATAACATCGATATGTTTAATGCATAATGTATTGACCAAAATGCGATCACCTCTAACATATGCATCCTGACCGACCCAGCAGTGATTCATCCCGTCATTCAATTCCTCGATGATAGGACTGGCAGCATATGTAATAAATTCATTGTTTGCATCGCTTTTTTCTGTTACTTCACCATAAAAAACACTCTTCGGTATCCCCAAGGCAATCGCTGTATTAGTAAATACTTCATCTTTTAATGCCTTAATATCTTGAGAAGTTAAAGTACATTTAGAATCAATAGCACTAATATCAATCCCATTGCTTTGAATAATTACGCGTAAATCATCACTAGTTAATTCTTTTTTGACTTTTTCAGAATACTCATTTCCTGTCATAGGTTTACCAGTTTCACGGTCAATTAAAGTTCCGCCACCAGGAAGAGTTAACTTATATTTAGGCAGTTTACTTTTAACGCCTTTGATTGCAGCTGTCCAGCCAATCTCATTTTCTTCACTTACTTTTCTCAAAAGACGTAATAACCTGTCATTTTTATATTTGAATAAGACCGCATCTTCGCTTGTGAAAGTACGATTTAAATTCATCGTCTTGCCTCCAGATTCAATTGTAACATTAGTATAATTTCGTGCACAGGTTACACTATTATCTTCGGTGAAGTTAGTTGCCCGATATATACTGCTGTCACTTAACTGAACCACTAGGCATCCATCGCTATCACTACACATCTTCAAGACAACCTGTTTCCAAAAATCAGTTGCAAATTCATTGGGATTTGGTCGCACATTTAATACATAATCAGTCACAGATGCATCATGATCATCGGATATTACATCAAAATGACATTTTGAAATTAAATCTGCAATCTTATTGTACCCTATTTCTAAGGCTAAGTTTGTCAAGTAATTCTTTGTGGCAATCATGTCAATGTAGAAATCAACAATATTCCCCTCATTATCTTTCTTTTTAATTCTAAAGTTAAAAGCTATCTTAATCACCTCCTTTAGACGTATATAACAACTTCATCTAATAAATTTTCCGCACTCATAGCAACCACAAATGACATGAAACCATCATTTTTCCTTAGTTTAGGCTCAATTTTCCCATATGCCTTATTTCCATATTTATCGATAGTTACAGATGTATTATTAGTGTACCAGCGCATAATCGCACTATCACCAAAGTTTATCCTGTTATCTGAAAATGCTTTTTCAATTATTGGGGCTGTTAATACGTTTATAGAGCCCAGGTTTCGAATCATTCTTACAATACCATACGGGTCTTTCTTTGTTTCTTCGCTAATACCAACAGTTTGAAAACATTCTCGAAACAGCTTAAAACGATACGTGTCCATGACAATTTTTTTAACATTGTACTTTTTCATCGCTTCCATGCACCATTTAACGATGTCAGGTATTGATAAACTTGTATCATCAACAATTTCGTAATCCGTATAACTTGGAATACCTAAATTGTTGATTAACGGAAATTTGATGTTTTCAAAATACGGACTATTTTTACAGCACCAGGTATGCTGACGCCAAATATATTCGCCATCAATCTTGAAAAGAATTCCTGCACTGGCAAAGTCTCGAATATCAGCATAATCAATTCCGATGATACAGTCTCTGCCTGCCATATCCGGCATTTCTTTAGGAATCTTCAATTCAACATCTGAATAACATGCACTTAGAATATTTTCCCAGGATGCTACCTGTACATCATCATTGCGAGCAGGAAGATTCATACGTTTCGTAATAAATTCAGCTCGTTTTGATGGCAGTTTTTTCATTTCAAGATAATCATAGTGAATCTGATTTTTCAAAGCCGGCATATAGTCAATTGATGGGTTTGCTTTTATCCAGCATCCAGGAATTTCAACTTCTTTAATATCATCAATGCAGCATAAAAAAGGAAAATAACCAAGTTCGTTATTCCCCGTCCTTAATATTTCATTACACAGTGATAGCAGTTCATCCAACGGACCGTCACGAACATAGCCTTGTGTAGTGATAATAAATTTTCTTGCATGTTTTATTTTACCCAGCTGTGAAGCAAAAACATTTATCTGATCATAGTTTTCATATGCATGATATTCATTGTAGAGCAAAGCTCCTGATTTTTTTCCATCTTTTGTTTTCGCATTAGATGTATTAAATCTAAGCTCACTGCGTGTAACTAAATTAAGAATTTTTTCTCTTGATTTATAGAATTTACCTTTGAACTTGTTCCAATGTGTTTCAAGCATTTCATATACGACATTAAAACTATCTTTAGCCTGATTCTCATTGTTAGCAATAATATCAATGTGATAATTTTTAATATTATATACTGGGGTTTGCAGAAAATTCATCAACGGCATCATAAAGCCGTCTTTACCATTTCCCCGTCCCATCAGAATAATAAAGGTTGGAAATAATGGAATATCATCTACATACATAAAAACAAAAGCATATACAAACTTTTGATACGGAAACAGTTTATAATAGTTTTTTTCACAGTATTTAATGCATTTTTTATACATTTCTTCATCAAAAAACACATCATTTCTAGCTAATGTTGGCTTGACAATATTCTTAATCAGCATTTTTCGCTGCTTATTTATCTTGTCAGGATTCCTGTTACACCAGTCGAGATAATCATTGATTTCTTTACATATGATCACTTAATATCACTAGATATAATCATCTGCATCATCTTCCTTTGTCTCCGGGTTTTGAAGCCCTAAATCCTGCAGTATTTTAAGCATTGTCGATGTTACCTTCATGATATTCTGTATGGATTCATTAGGCTTTTCGCTGACAAAACCATTACCCGATGTGACTTCATAGCGTAGTCCTTTATCTCGAATATCTTTTTGAAGTTTCCTTTTTAAATCCCAGTATTTCATATAATCATCAACCAGATCGGTATAAAAAGACTGGTGTTTCCCTTTGGCAATCAGCTGATCAATTAAATCTTCTTTAACTTCGCTTTTTTTCATGCTATCACCCCTTTCAATTATTTCAGCTCAATACCGTCTATCACATACGCGAAGATATTCTTACTTAGTTATAGCCACATACCCGTTCTCCATTTAAGTGCAGCATTCGAGAATTCACCGGGGGGCTTACCACTTTTCTTCGGTTAATCTTTTCTTTGATGGTTTCTTCCACTTCCCTGACCTTCCTTCAACAATTTCATGACAACTGAAGCACAAACTGACAAGATTATCCATATCTAGCGCATAACTAAAATAATCTTTCATGGGTTTTATATGATGTACATACCTTGCTTTTGTTACACATACCTTTTTGATTGGATGATGATCAACAACGAAGTTTCCTTTACACCTTTGACATTCATTATTGTCTCTGTTTAATACTTCTTTTCTTACGTCCTTCCACTCTCTTGATACGTAGAATGCATGTTCATTCCCTTTGTTGACCAGTGTTTGGATTTCTTCTAGAGATCTTCTTTTTTTTGACAAAGTAAACAACACATCCTTCCGTTTCTAATTTATTGATATACGCATCAATGTCTTCAACAATTTCATTTAATTCATAGTATATGTTGTCTTTCACATAACCAAATATAATATTTTTATTAATTTTATTTTTTGTAGTTATCTTCTTTATATAATTGTCATTAACAAATTTTCCTAATCCTGCATGGTACATATAACTCCCCTTTCGAATAAAACAAAAAGAAACCCTTTCGAGTTTCTTCCTGACAAAGTGTTGATTAACTGTTGATTGTGGTGTTCTTTCAAAATTTCCACAATACCATAATAACACATAAAAGCAGGTTACATTGTCACCTCTTTTATTTTTTTAAAACTTTTTTTACTGATTTATTAATAAGTTTATATAAATACTGTCTAGCAAAGTTATAACGGTTAGCTACCTTTGTATGATTGTAACCACAAACATACAGTTCTACCATCATGATTTGAATGTTAATAGGCAACTGATCGAACAGTATTCTTACCTCATTTATCTTACGAATATATTTATCACGTTCTAATATTAATTTTTCTTCATCAATGAGTAAAGAATTTATTCCCTGCATACTGAACGGTATTTTATTCTCAACATGGTACTCTTTCGGCGCTATTGATTTTACCCCTACAAGCTGAACATGTATTGCTTCTAACTGATTAGTTAAAGATATGATTTTACGGTTGTAATAACCGCATGATGTTACATCTCTGATAAACTGTTTAATATCTGCTTTTGTTACTTCATTTTCTTCCATTAAGCCTCTCCTTTAATATTTCATAATTATCTGCAATATAGATATATGTATTTATGTCCAGTCCACTGTACTTCTGCCTTTCATGGCTGTATATACTTGGCTGCTTTGGATAATCTTTAAATACGTGATTAATAGCCGCTTCATATCTTTTAATATAATCAGACAGTACCTTATCACTTAAACTGTCATTCTTCATACGTTGCACCTATTAAATCTGCTAAATCCGTTTTAGTTGCTGTTATTTCTAAGATTTCACCTTTAGATATTAGCGGCTTAATTAAATATCTATAAATAAGTGTTTGCACTATATCATCGAGATCATCAATCAAATACTGTTTAACATGATTTCCCTTGTTTCCATAACTAATAAGTTCATCTAGGCAGATTGGGAATAAAATATCTTTATTCATCCTGCTAGCCATTTCACTTATTTCATAAGCACGTTCTTTGTTTGAACAGATGATATAAATTGGTTGATTATGTGCCTTATTGATAAGTCTTGTTGTTTTTCCTTTGCGTCTTGCTAATTTAATCAGTTTCATTATTTTCCTCACATCCATCACATTTGTTAATACCATCCCAACCAAAGAAGCAACCATGTTCTTTTTTTAATATCTTTTCAAAATACTCACAAATTCCATATTGATTATCATTAATTTCTCTATAAAATTTACAATCAGAACAATTTTTAGGTGTTTCATATTCAATAATTTTACCCATGTTTCCTCCTCTTAAATGACGCAATATATCCAAGATGTTATATTGCATTTATATTTTCTCTCTAATCGCTTATGTAGCAAGGGATTAGAGAGATTTTTTAATCAAAATAGTTTTTGTTAAATTTCTGTCCTTTTTATAAAGATATAATCATCATTTTCAATCATTAATCTAATATCATTCATAACTTGATATTCGAGTTCTTTAATCCTTGTACTATCATCTAATAAAACTGCAAATAACGCTGACTTATCATTAAGAGAAATAAGCTCGTTTAAAACATCTTCTTTGTTTATAATTTCATCTTTATATTGCTTCTCGCTTTTGTTCATTTTCTAAATCCTCCTATGTCCTTAAATCTCTCTTATTGCTTAATTCATAGGCAATTTGATTTTCTTTGTTGTAGCCTATTGGAATAATTGATTTAGGACCGCTTCTGTTTTTCTCAATAACTAGATAATAATCTTCTGCGCAGTCTTTTTCGTTCTTCCAGACAAATATAACCTTGCTTGCACTTTGTTCCAGCTCACCTGAATCTCTTAACATTGATAAATTAGGCTGTTTTGCATTTTTAGTTGCTTCTCTGTTTAATTGACAAAGTCCAATAATCGTACAGTTGTTATCCAAGCTCATTTTTCTTAGCTCCTTGGCTACTTCTGTCATTTTTTCATAACTGTTTTTAGCCCGTACACCAATAAGCCCTACATGGTCCACAAACACTATAAAATGCTTATCGCTTTTGTAGCTCATAATAAATGATCTTAATTTATCCAACGTCGATGAATGATTTATAATATCAATATGTCTTTTTGAAATATCATCAATTGCATCATTAACAACATTCATATTTTTTTGTGGCAGTGTCTCATACTGCTCAAGCATTTTTTGATTTAATTTTGAATTGATAGAAATAAGTCTTTGATACAGCTCCTCTTCTACCATTTCGAAATTGAAATATACACAAGGATAATTGCGAGACAGGTCATCTAATAGATTTATAGCTATGCCTGATTTACCTACACCGGTAGCACCGGCAAGAATAACAAAGTCATTTTCCTTTAAATTAAGCTTCTTTTCTAAATTACTAAACCTTGTAAATTTGATATTGTTTTTATGCTTGGTAATCGAACCTTTGAGCAGTTCTTTAGTAAGCCTCGTCGATGAATAAGACCCTAAAGATGCAAAATTGTTTGTATCCTTGTAAAATTCATCAATTGTAATTTCATCATTCTGGAGCTTTTTAGCAGTTGCTAATAAGGCTTTCTTTTTATACTCCTTAATCGCGTAATCCTGATACTGTTCAAATAGAGCAGTTGTTGCGGTACTTGTAGAACAGGCAATAACAAGATCAACATCAATTTCCTTTATTGCTAGGATATCCTCTAAAATAATAGTTTTATTTTCCTTATACGACTTTTTTATAGCAGTAAATATATCGCGATGCTTTTTATCAAAATATGACGGTTTTAGAATGGTTAAATCCAGAAGCCGTGGTTTAACAAGAAACATACCGATTAAATCATCCTGATAATTATTCATATCCGCTCATCCATTCATTATCATCATTTGAATTACTTTTAGAAGCTGGATTGATTTCATCTTCCCATCTTTCGCCGTTAAGCCATGTAGAAGCATGAGGGATAAATCTTTCATTCTGCCACTGTTCTGTCTCTTTATAATCAACAATTGCGCTTAACATCTTTTGCAGTACAGTTTCATCGGTACATTTTTTAACAAAAACATCAAATGCTTTTTTCTTGTTCGTATGTCTTGGATATACACTCCAGAATCTTTTAAATGCATCATTTTTATCAAATTTTGCACTATATATATTACTAGTATTATATTCTATATTATTAGGGAACATTTTGTTACTACCCCCGGAACATTTTGTTACTGGTAGAAACTCAGGAACAACAGCCTTATATTCACAAAATTTTACTCCATTTATAACATTTTCTTTTTTTATTATAAGTCCATCTTCCAATAGTTTTTTTAAGCATCTTGATACATTTTGGACTGTAGAATTAGTCCATTGAGCAAGATATTGACGACTTCCAGTATACGAATCATCACCATTTTGAGAAAAACCGTAAATAATCGCATAAGTAAGCAGTGCGTTGCCTCTTAACTTTAGATCTGAGACCATCCATCCTAAAATTGTTATGTAATTGCTTTGTCTAACTTTAGTCTCCATCATTACCACCGATCCTGTTTTTTAATCTCTGTATCTTTAATTCAGCATTGACCTTTAGTTCAGTTTCATCGATACCGAAAATAAATTTAAGCTGTTCAAGCATTATGTAGACATCTGCCATTTCCATAGCTATATCACTTCTATTCTCTTTACCTCTGCGGTCTTTAAGCAGCTCCTTTGTAAGTTCGCTCATTTCCTCTATGGCCATATCGACCTGAGGACCGTTCCCGTAATGTTCCAGGGCATCAAGCATTATATTAATTTGGTTTGTGTTAAATTCCATCACTTTCACCTCTCGCATTCTTCAAGTTTTAAACTAAGCTGTGTTTCAATTTTAGATGTTTCAATCATTTTATTTAATCCTTCATCAGCAGTCTGATTATGTGTTATGTAAAACATTTCTCTATGTGCCAATTTATCATTTTTTGACGAATATTTTTTACCATCTGATTTTTCATCAAAAATTACAATTTCTAAAACTTCAAAAACCAAGTCGCTTAGATTATACTGTTCAAATTTGTTACTTACTTTTAGATGCTGCCACCATCGAAATAGTGGCGGTTTTATTGTTTTACCTATATAGCTTTTAAGCGTATGTTTATTTGTTATCCTGTAAATATATCCTGCTAAATTATTTTCATTATCTTTAGGGATACCTAAATGATCATTTTCATCAATCCATGGATCATTAGAACGTATTTTATTCATTAATTCATCACGGCATATGTTAGAACAATAACTTCCATATTTATTTTGGTGATTATACAAATTTTTTCCTCCGATTACCGTAAATACTTTTCCGCATATATCACATTTCATTTTATATTCTTCATGATGATATTTATACCAGTATTCATTGCTGTCTGACAGATAGTAATAACGTTCTCCTGATATCATCATTTTTGTTTTTCTAAAAGGGTAATTGCCATGTTTATTAATAATTAACTGTTTTGCTGTTTCTCTATTATCACTAATTATTACATCATCAGTAATTAATTTTTTTTCAATCGGAGTATTCATATCGACTTCAAATAATCTATAAAAATAATAAGCCATTCAACCCCTCCATTCCTTAAATAAATATCTAATTCCCAAAACGAGCGACATAATAAACGCAATAAGCATCATTAGAAAAAATACAAATGCTATTTGTTTAGACGTCATTTTCCTTTGCTTCCCTTGTTGACTTAACATATTTATCACGCAGTTTCGTAATTAGTCGGCATTTTTCACATGTACCGATTTTCTTTTCTTCCTTGCATCCCCATTCATAACAGCAATCAGTGCAGATTTTATCTACAACAAATAGATCGTAAAACTCTTCATCAAAAATAGTCTCACGTTCTTCATCAGTAAATGTATTTTCAAATACTATATGTATTTCTTCCATACCTTTAAAACCAATTCTAGCGTTTTTGTACCCATTTTTTTGCCTAATATCAAGCCACCGTTCAATGTGCTTTAGAATATTTTGTTTATCCATCTTCTTTTACCTCTTCATTGATAAATGAGTAGTCAATATCGTGTGTTTCTTCAAATTCAAATATTTCGTTATTATCAACAAATAATACTTTAAAACCTTCATCAGATAATTCTTCAATCAATGTTTGGTAATCACTGATTGAATTTTCATATTTATCTAAAATACAATCAAATTCATATAATCTACCTTCTGGAACAACTACATTTATAAATACATTTCGTTTATATCTTTCTGTAATTTGCAGTCTTAATTTATTGCCCATTTATATCCTCCATTCCTTATGAAAAAAGTTACATAATCCCTAAGAGTGTCAATTTTTTTGTGAGCATACATAAATCTTTTAAACTCTATGGCTATCAACACTCTTAGCCGATTATTCATTATTATTTTTTCAAAAAAAGTTACCGTGACCCCGATTTACGTAAAATCACACTTTTAGGGTACTTTTTTATGCATCTTCAAAATCATTAAATCCTAATTCTATATACTTATCAGGGTCTATTCTTTTAAGAATTTCTTTCAATTCAGGCTCACTGTATTCCTCGATAAAAGGTTTATAAGATGGCTTCTCTTTCACGTAGCCATGAATGAAATAATTATCTTTTTCTGTTTTATATACATCAACGCTATACCATTCATAAAAATTCATTCCACCAAAACTTGATATTTTTCTTTTTTGCATGAAACTGTATATTTTTTCAGCCTTTTCAGTATCATACAGTAAATTACCTATTATCTTTTTCATCTTTATCACTCCAATTTAACTTTATACCGCACTCGTCGCAGTAATTAATATAAGTAGGCTTACAATTAACGCCTAGCATTCTTCCACAATTAGGGCAGGAGTACATGTATGCCATACTAGGCTTAGGCGTTGCTTCATCAACTTCATTATTAATAAAATCAACAACAAATGTCTCTATTTCTTTATAGCAATCTATTGTTTCTGTTGTACCATCTTTTAGCACTATTTCATTTTTTAAATCCTCAACGCCTAGATCATTAAATAATTGTTTTATTCCATTTAAAGAATGTAATAAACGCTCTTTTTTTGTTAATTTACTCATCTTCATCACCCCAGCTGTCTTCATCGAATTGCACCTTTCCACTCATAAGATCCGGCAATAATTTATCTCTTAATTCTGTTAGGTAACGGTTTTCTTCCTGGTTTAAATAATATATATGTTGTTTCCAGTTTGAAAACAGCATAACCAATAAATGCGATACATCATCTTTACTGTTATTTTCGAACTTAATTTGATTTTTGTTTTTTGTGGTTTGAAAGTAATCGCTTTTATTTATTTTTTTACCCGTTAGCTTCTCTAGAAGCTTGTCAAATTCACTATCTAAACATTGTTTATCTTTTTTGTATAAATTAATATCAAATCCCATGTTTTTTGCTATTGTTTCGTTTATTGTAAGTTTGCATTTATTTTTTTCTAAAATAACCCGATTTAAATCATCCAGTATATCTGCATAGCTTCTAGTGTTATTATTGTGAAAATCCTCTATATTAATTTCGCAGTATCTAGGATAAGTCAACTTATAGTTATTGCTCCGTATTTCCTCTATAGTTACCGGTTTACAAAACTTGTCAACCTCTTTTCTGGAATCCAGAGTTTCAATAACCTTCGCAATCGTTTCATCATTGATTTTTTTATACTCTTTTTCATAAACCCGGTTTGTATGTGCTTTGCTTCCAAACTGTCCTTTCTGTTCTCTTTTATAACTTTCATAAAATTCTCTAAGATCATAAAGCATAACATTACTTGTCTTTTTATCTTTATCCAGCACTAGAATACACGTTGATATGCTGGTTGCTTCAAACATGTTATCTGGAAGAAGCATTGCCGCATCAACAAGATTATTTTCGACCAGTCTTTTAATAATTGCTTTTTCTTCTTTTGTGTTAGGATCCAGGACATTTCTTGGCAAGATAAAAACGCATCTTTCATTTTTTTCAAGTGCCGACAGAACAAAAGCATAGTTTGCGTTACTTTTTGGCGGAACCCCATAAACAAAACGATTTTCTAGGTTTGCCAATACAGTAGGCTCCCACTTTAAATTGTAAGGTGGATTTGATATTGCTGTGGCCATTACAGTACCTCCACTGTGCCATATTTTTGTCCTGGTGTGCATTTATAAACAGCAAACACTTCACCGCTTAAAACATCCATATTGTAAACTTTTGCATCTATATTTCTAACAGCCAGATTAAAAAGCAGAAATGGAATAACATCACTGTCAAGTTCATATAGATTAAAAGTTATATTTTTATTTTGATTCCACTTCTGGATAGTTAATGCACCGCTGCCAGCGCACATATCTGTAATTTCCTTCCCTTCAGCTAAATTAGCTACAAGTTTTGCGATTGACACCGGTGTAAAATCCTGCCCCTTTTCTTTTCTGTCCGCCCCGTAATACTGGAATATTTTCTGCATCCAGTCATGAGACAAATCACCGTCAACAATTTCTAAAAAACTGTCATAGCAGTCGTTTCTGTTTTCAGTAACACATTTAATTATCTCATTTTTTAATTGTTCAAATTCATTGCATTTAAACAATGATAAAGTTTTATCGTAAAGTTCTTTAAGCTCCATCTTTATCCTCATCATCCTTTTCTTTCTGTCCTAAATAATCAACAATTAAGATTGTTATTATTGCTTCTGCTGCAATGGTTAGGATCACACCTAACCAAAAATCACTTATCATTTATGTACGCCTCCTAAGTAAACTGCTTCTCTATCATTTTCCGCATCTTCTTTACCCCAACAAATATACAGGAGTGTCACATTAGGTTCATCGTGGTTATACATCTTCATAAGGGTTAGAAGATTACCACCATTGGCATAATACTGATATCCGAATGTTTTTCTTAAACTGTGCATACCAAAAGTAAAATCGATGCCCACTTCCTTCGCATTTCTAGATACAATTTTATGTGCACGCTGTCGCGTTATAGGATAAACGTATTTCTTACCATTCTGAACCTTCTTTTGTCCAAGAAACAAATAATCATAGTCTGTTAGATTGTTTCTATTTATGTAATCCAAAACATCATTATGCAGTTTCTTATTCATCTTAAAATTTTGCATCTTGGCGGTCTTATTTTCCTTTATATGCACATATCCTTTTTTTACATCTATTACCCTCAGTTGAAGTAAATCCTCGGCTCTGAAAGCTGTATTAAAGCCTAACATGCACATCATCCAGTTACGATCAGCTTGGTATTTTTTGATTGGCGTTTTTGCTTTGTCTCTTTTCCTTAGAAGATTGAACATAAATTCATCAAGCTGCTTTTTGTCTTTTATTGGTAAGGTTTCATGCTGACCTCCAAAATGCTTTATTCGTCTTGCCAATTTATCACCCCTTTGGTGCAATATAACCTAAATATTATATTGCATTTATATTTTCTCTCTAACCCCATATGTACCAACGGATTAGAGAGAATTTTTAATAAAAATAGTTTTTATGGTTTTCTATCCTCTAAATTTACTACTCCTTTTAATCAAGCCATTTATTATCTGCTGCTATGAATCCAATCACTGAACCTATCGTTAAAATTGTCCAGATTATTCTAAATACGACTAATGATGTGTCTTCACTGGTTAAACTTTCTACAGCATCATTTATTTTTTTGTTTTTATAAAATTTTGAATTATCTTCTTTTTAAATATCTTTCTAAACTGTTTTACTGCCTTTTTATAGGCTGTTTCCCTTGTTTCTGCATAAATAACTAAGGGGAGTACAATTACCTCACTTTCTATGTAAATGTTGTATTTAAACATCTTCTACAACGTAATACTTACCTTCCAAAACACCATTGTGGCACAACCATACAGGTAAATAGATTGGCTTTATTTTCAGCAGCTTACTAAGCTCATCACTCCATATAGAACCACACACATTTGTAACATCATTAATATCTAGCAATAGATACCTAACCGGCGGTTTGGGCATAAATATCATCTCCTTCCTGAGCTCTTCATTTTGTTTCTATTCTCCATCCCTTGCCCATCTTATCTTAAACATAGGCTTTTTGACCTTTCCGTTGCAGTAGTCCGAAACTGTCTGCCTGCTTATGTGAAGGGCTTTTCCTGCTTCTCTGGTCCCCTTGTAAAAGCATTTATTTTCCATATCATATATAAGTCTCTGCATCCGTGTTCTTCCGCCGTACAGTGTGCCGAGTTCCCTTTTAGATACTGCTTTTAAATTAACCGCTGCATTGTCGCTCTGTACCTTGTTACGATGGATAATGTTATATCCATCGGGAACCGCACCGATAAAAAGCTCATATACAGTTCTTGAAATCGATGTTTCTTTACCGTAGACCTTTACAACCCACAGTTCAGAGCCTTTCCTGTGACTTACTTTATACGGCTTCAAAAGGCGTTCTTTGTGCCTGTATATCCGTTTTACACGTCCGTATGATGAAAAATAATAATCTGTATCGCGGTACTGCTTCCACAGCTCTCCCTTAAGATTTTCTATCATTTCATTTTCGCCATCCTTGAAACAATATCACTTATGCAGGTCTGTTCTAGAAGCGTTTCATTTTCATAAGAATATGTAATAAACATTCCGATTTTACTCCACTTGATTTTTTCAACTATTTTATTCTTCTCATGATCCCATGTATTTCCTCTCATTTTTGTTTCAAAAACAACTATGCATGAACCGTCGTCAAGCGGTCTTGACTTCCTGTATCTAGCAAATTCTGAAACAGTGATGATTTCATAATTGTCTTCATTTTCAATCCATTGTTTTCTTTCATTATTGTTTTTTAACATCTATAGCTCTCCTTTCAGATAATCAGTGTCATATTTACATTTGAAAGCATTTTTTCCTTTGCTTCCTTATAAAACTTCTTTTTTATTTCAAAACCATAGCATGAACGGTTTAATTCTGCGCAGGCTCTTAATGTGCTTCCGCTTCCGGCTACCGGATCAATAACAACATCGCCCGGATCGGTATATATTTCGATAAGCCTTTTCAATACGCTTACAGGCTTTTGAGTTGGATGTATCTTTGGATAGCTTCCCCCCCCTGTCCCATTTGAACCAGTCAAGGATCATCATTCCGTCATTGTTGAACTTTGGGAGTTTATCACGATACAGCACCAGAGCAACCTCCGTAGCCCCGCATATCCGCATGTTAGCTTTTAAAACCTGCGATGATGATTTTTTAATGAAGAATAAAGGCTGTGCATGGTTGAATCCGAATTTCTTGGCATAATCCTTAATCTCGTTTAACTGCTGCCATGCACAAAATATGATCATGCATGGAGCCATTCCTTTTTCTTTAGGCTCTTTTCTTAAAAGACGGGTACAGAACTGAAAAAAGTTGTATATCTTAAAATCATCATCAGTATCGAAAAACGTCTTTCCGGCTTTTTCACTTTCCCCGTTTCTGTTGTCGCCATTGATATACCAGTCAGATCTTGAGCCGTATGCATTTATCCCGATATTATAGGGAATATCAGCGATAATTAACTGCGCTCGTGGTATCTGATAGCGCTTGGCATTTTCAAAGTGATCGTTATATAATTCTATTTTTATATCCATAAAATCCCTCCTTTTTCCTAAAAATGATGCAAATAAAAACAGTACCCTAAAAACACTGTTAAAAACCTATATATTTTTTTATTATCCCGACGATAAAATCGAAAATGATACCAGAAGCTCCCGCAGCTATAAAACCTACCAAAATAATAATTAAAACGATTGTATAAAAGCCTCTGGCATTAAGTCTGTTAATGTATTTTTCCATTTTCGATATCCTTTATCAGATTATTGATAAGACATGCGCTTACAGCTGCGACTGCGGGGTATACAGAAACTTCAAAGCGAACATATTTTGCAACATCCGGATACGCTTCGATAAGCTCCTCTAAAGTGTTAGAATCAACAACGCGTTTTATTTCATTTAAACGTTCAATAATTTCTTTATCCACCTTTGACACACTCCTTTTTATAGTCTATAATTAACGTGGTTTCATTGATTAGCTGCTACTGGACATAGCAGCTTTTTTTCGTTCTAATTCAGCAAAATCAAAAACCTGCTTTGCAGTTAGACCTACGTAATCTAACAGATATTTAGAACGAATTCCCAAGAAAACACGTTTACCGCTTTTTTCTACCATGCAAGTAATTTCTTCATTTATTTCATTAGCTCTTTTGTCGCTACATGGAATAAATTTTTTTATATCTGCAATATTTGCATAACCCTTCATCAAAACCTTTTCACGCTCAATATTGATAGTTTTTAATGTTTTCTTATGTGCCATATCAATACTCCTTTCTTTTTTGATTTATTTTTCACCTTTGTTATAATAAAGGTGAGGTGATACATATGAAACTTGATTTAAAATGCGTAAGAGATTCTCTCATAGCTTTAGAAGAAATGTCCGACTTAGACAATAATTTAGTACCAAAAGTCTTATATATAGAAGATTTTTTAGAAAATTCTAATACATCTAAATATTCTAAAAAAGTCATCGTATACACACTCGAAAGACTATGTGACGGCGGTCTCATTAATGCTAATTTTAAACGTAGTCGTGCTAAATTATATAGCGCAACAATTACTGAATTAACATTTGATGGACACCAATATTTAGAAGCTATATCAAATTCAAAAATATTTGATATGGCAATGAGCAAATTGGATGAACTCGGTTCTGGTGTCACACTAGATATTCTTAAAGGACTATGTACTAAATTACTGAAAGAAAAACTCGGCTTATAATTTTCTATAAATATCTATTTGCCCTTCATAGCAAGTAGATATTTTTTTATAAACTTTCATTTATCCTCTACTCCCTTTTTTGATTTATTTTTCACCTTTGCTATAATTTAGTTATCGGCACTGCAATGTCGAAATTTAAACGAAAGCGAGGTGAAATAATGAATAAAGCTAAAATTACCTTTTCCAATAATGAAAATTTAATATTAAACGAAGGCGATGAAATAATACCAATTACCTGTATAAATGATATAGGCGAACCATTGACATCGATGGATAAGACAATTAAAATTGAAAATCACATACATAACGGATTAATCCCTTCAATTATGAATTTTGCTTGTAATAATGATTTCTTTTACTTGAATTATGACTACAATGTAGTTTATGGTTCAAAAACAATTGTAAAAATTGAATTAATTTAATTTACTCCGTGCGTTATTTATTAATTTGTAACGCACTTTTTTCACGCTCTAACATTATTTTTAGTTCTTCATTTAAATATTTTGCAAAAAATAGATTACACTTCCCACTCCAAATTAAGGATTTAATAATTTTTTTATTTTTTCATCTATTTGATCATATGTTTCACATTCTTTCTTTAATTCGTTATATAAATCAAAAGAAAGTGAATCAACCTGTTTTTTTATTTCCAGACCTATTAAATCTAAATTAACGCTCATTCTAATTAACCTCGTTCACACTTGAAATTTCAATCTCTAGATTATGATCAGGACGCCAACCGCTTAAATACTCTTTTGCCTTTTCGAAGTCTATCTTTAGGGTGTCGCGATAACTTGGAATTTTGAAATAATCCTTGTAATCTCTCCATAACTGACAGAACACTTTATGATGAAGTTCTAAATATGCCTGACTGTCTTTACCTCCCAAAACTCTAACTGCTGTCGCACTTGCAATTTTTCTTAGCGTGTACTGCTTTCTGCTGTCTACAGTAGTTGTGTTTTCTAGATTGGTTACGCGACTGTCAATGTGTTCAACTCTATTGTTTGTCTGCTCGGTGGCTTCAAACATCAACTTAAGAGCAGTCATTGGATCATCTGGAACTTGATACGCGCCATATTTTCTAATAGATGGCAATACCTCATTTGTTACCCATCTTTTAAATTTTTTTGCAGTCGGCAATTTACTAGATAGTATTAGGCTATATAAGCCGGATTCATTTATAATCATCAATCCTCTATTCGGAATTTCTAAAGTACCATTTTGGTAGTTTTGAATTACTTGTCTATCCTCTTCATCAACGTGTCGCTTAATATCTCTACTACCATTTTGATACCCCAAAATATCAGCAATCTGTTTTCCAATAAACCATGGCTCATTATTTATTAATAGACTTCGAACTTCTCCAAATTCTTCATTTTTAAAAACTTTTAATTTATTCATTTTTACACTCCTCTCTAATTTTCTTTTTTTGAACAAGTAGCTAATTTGATACCTTCTATCATCCATTTAAGACGCTCTGAAATTTGAGGGTCTTTTTTCTTTAATTCACTTAACATAATAGCTATCTCAATAGCATCCTGTTGAGCATCTCTAAATTCTTGTGCTGTCATATATTCACCCCTTTCGTGAGTTAACCCCTCAAACCTGTATACCATTTTAATTGGGAGAGGGGTAATGATATACAGGTTTCAAAAGTTAAATAATTCGGTTATCTAACTTACATTGATTATTATATATCGGTAAACTAACTTAGTCAATATATTTTTGTTAAGTTACCGAAATATTTTTGTTTACTTTTGTTCGGTAATATATTAATATAGTGTTGTGAAGGAGGTAAAATATAATGTCCGTGGGTAATAGAGTTAAAACAGTCAGAAAAGCATTAGGAATTAGTCAAGAGAAATTTGGAAACCAAATCGGTATTTCAAAAGTTGCCATTTCAGATATTGAAAATGAAAAAACATCTCTTACAGAGCGTAATGCAAGATCTATTTGTCGTGAATTTAATATTGATTATTTCTGGCTGACCGAAGGTACTGGAGAAATGTTTATTGAGTTTCCAGATGTGGCAATCGATATGATCGTAAATGATTACAAACTTGATGAGACTGATCGTATACTTATAGAAACGTACTTAAATGCCAGTGCTGATGAGAGAAAATATTTAAAATCTTTTTTACAAACGTTTGCGAAAAATTTAGAAAACAAAAAAAGAGAGGACAAAGATTAATTGCTTTGTCCTCTCTTTTTGTTAGTGATTGGAATATATTTGCATTGTAACAGCATACACTTTTTTTATTTCCAATAATTCCATATCTTCCAACATTTTAAATATTTTTCTTAAATATAATATTTTTGCTGTCAT